CAGCACCAGTTAAAAAAACTACAAAGAAGAAAACTACTAAAAAGAAATAGGAGATTATTATGGGATTTTTATCAAAGTTATGGGAAAATTGGGGTAAAGGCAACAATGCAGGTCCAGAAACAAAACCTGCAAAGAAAGCGCCAACAATAAAAAAGACAACTAAGAAAAAAACTAAAAAGAAAAAAACAAAGAAAAAATAATGCCAGCAGCACAAAGAAACGGTGATTCTAATTCTGCAGGAGGAAAAATTAATTCTGTTCCTCAATCATCTGTAAAATGTAATGGTGAACTACTTTCTGTTAATGGATCAAAAGGTACAGGACATGGTATAGGTATTCATGCAGCTGGTGCCTGGTCAACAGCAAATGGATTTTCAAGTGTCAAGGCAGAGGGTATTCCTGTTAATCATACAGGTAATGCTGATACTTGTTCTCACGCAAGAGTTGGTGGATCAGGTGATGTAAGTATTAATACGAATGAAGATTAATTACTAACGGTATAAATATACAGAGGAGAGATTAATAAATGTCAAGGTATGACGCCACACAAACAAATGAAAGTTCTAGAAGTGCTAGAATATATAAAGATTTAGACTTAGACTTTCAAAAAAATACTGCTACAAAAGATATTCAAAAACTAACGGATATTGAAGCAGTAAAAAGAAGTGTGAGAAATTTAATCAAACTTAATCATTACGAAAAACCTTTTAGACCTGAAGTAGGATCAAATCTAAGAGCAATGCTATTTGAAAATATTACTCCTCAGATTAATCATGCTATTTCAAAACAAATAGATTTATTAATTAGAAATTATGAACCGAGATGTAGATTGGTTCAACTTAATGTTCAACCAGATGTAGATAGAAATGGATATAGAGCTTCAATATCTTTTTATGTTGTAAATTCACCAGAGAGAGTTGAAGTAGAAACATTTTTAGAAAGACTAAGATAACATGGCAACTAAATTACAAATATCAGAATTAGACTTTGACGGTATCAAAGATAATTTAAAAAACTTTTTATCACAACAAGACGAGTTTAGAGATTATAATTTTGAAGGTTCTGGTATGTCAGTTCTTTTAGATTTAATGGCATACAATACACACTATCTAGGTTTCAATGCGAATATGTTAGCAAACGAAATGTTTTTAGATAGTGCTGATTTAAGATCAAGTGTAGTATCAAAAGCAAAACAAGTTGGTTATACTCCAACAAGTTCAACATCAGCAGATGCTGTTGTAGATGTGGTTGTTAGTCCTGCTTCTGGCTCTTCTATTACAATGTCAAGAGGAACTAAATTTACAACAACTGTAAATAACATATCTTATTCTTTTGTAAACAATTCTGAATTAAGTATTACACCTTCAGATGGTGTTTACAAATTTAGTAATGTTAATCTAAATGAAGGAACTCTTTTAAATTTTAAATATACTGCAAACACATCAGACACAGATCAAAGATTTATTATACCTAACGATAATGTAGATACAACAACATTAACTATTAAAGTTCAAAATTCATCTTCCGATGCCACAACAAATACTTACACATTGGCAACTGGTATTACAGGATTAGATTCAACATCTAAAGTTTATTTTTTACAAGAAGTTGAAAATGGAAGATACGAAGTTTATTTTGGTGATGGTGTTTTAGGAACAGCAATCGCTGATGGCAATATTATTATTATGGATTACATTGTATGTAATCGAAATGCACCTAACGGCGCTACAACTTTTACTTTGTCAGGAACGATTGGTGGATTTTCGAATGCTACAGTAACAACAATTTCTAATGCAACAAACGGATCAGGACCAGAATCTATTGAATCAATAAAATACAATGCACCTAGAGATTACACAGCACAAGATAGAGCGGTTACAGCTGATGACTACAAAGTTCTTGTTAAAAGTTTATATGCAAATGCTCAATCAGTACAAGTATATGGTGGTGAAGATGCTGCTACACCAGATTATGGTAAAGTTTATATTTCTATCAAAGCAAAATCAGGTTCTAATCTAACAGAGACAACAAAGGCAAGTATTGTAAATAGTCTAAAACAATATGCTGTTGCTTCTATAAGACCTGTCATTATTGATCCAGAAATAACCTTTCTTACTTTGAATACTACATTTAAATATGATTCTGGTGCAACAACAAAAGCAGTAAGCACACTAGAAACAAATGTTTTAAATACAATTGCAAACTATGGAGCAAACACACTAGAAAATTTTACAGGTCTTTTTAGACACTCAAAATTATTAGAAAATATTAACAACGCTGATACATCTATTTTAAGTAATATTACAACTGTTAAGATGTATAAACTTATTACACCAACTTTAAGTTCTGCATTAAAATATACAATATCATTCAATAACGCATTTTACAATCCACACTCTGGACATAATTCAAGTGGCGGTGGTGTTGTTTCTTCAACTGGTTTCAAAATCAATAACGATAGTTCAACTAACGAACATTTTTTAGATGATGATGGTGCAGGTAATATACGAGTTTATTATTTAAGTGGTACAACTAGAGTTTACACAAGTTCATCTTTTGGTACTATTGATTATGCAACTGGTGAAATAATTTTAACATCTGCTAACATAACAAGTATTTCAAATGTTGATGGTGCTGCTAGTACACAAATCAGAGTTTTTGCTATTCCAAGTTCTAATGATGTTGTTCCTGTTCGTAATCAGGTATTACAAATAGATACAGCAAACTCTTCCGTTAGTGGAGAGATAGACGCTGTTGAAAGTGGTTCATCACAGGCAGGAACTTCTTATACAACAACTAGTAGTTATTCATCATACTAATGGATAACAATGACAGACTTTAAAAAAACAAATAAAAAAAAACTATCAAATCTTGTAAAAGAACAATTACCTAGTTTTGTTCTTGAAGATCATCCTAAATTTGCTGAGTTTGTATCTTCATATTATCTTTTTCTAGAATCAGCTGAAATACAATTATCATCCTCTACTGCTGTTGATAATATTCTTTTAGAAGGCGAAGGAACAACTGATAATTTTATTTTACTAGAAAGAACAGATAGTTTTGGTTTAGATGCTAACGATAAACTTGTAAATGAAGAATTATCTTTTTCAGGAACATTTCAAAAGAAAGAAATAATCACAGGTGCTACTTCAGGTGCAACAGCAACAGTTCTTGCTGAAGATTTTGCTAATTCAAGATATACAATTTCTGCTAACAATGGATTTATTACAGGCGAAACTGTAACTGGCGCAACATCAGGTGCTACAGCAATCGTGGGTAAGTATCGTGCAAACCCTATTGAGAATATTCAACAACTTCTAAACTACTCAGATCCAGACCATACTATTTCTGATTTCTTAACACAAATGAAGGAAGAGTTTCTTAAAACTATTCCAACAAATACAGATTCTAGTTTAGATAGAAGAAAGTTAATTAAAAATATTAAATCATTATATCGTGCAAAAGGAACAGATAAGGCTCATCAAGTATTTTTTAGATTACTGTTTGATGAATCATCAGAAATTTATAAACCAAATCAAGATATGTTGCGAGTATCTGATGGTAAATTTTCTACAAATAATTTTATTCGTTGTACTCAAACAACAGCACAATCAGTTGACAATCCTATATTTTTAATTGGTCAAGTGCTCACACAAGCAAACGATCCTGCTGATGATAATGTAAATGAAGCAACAGCAATTGTAGAAAATGTTACTAAATTTCAACAAGGGTCAATCGTTGTTATTGAAATAGAAATTAATAGTGAAACTACAACGGGAACTTTTGTTAACGGTGCAACAGTTACAGGTATTAGTAATATAGATTCAGATAACTTAATTGGTTTAACAGTAAGTCAAGTTGTTTCATCAACTTCAATTACAAATGATGGTGGAACTTTAACTGTTGGTGATGAGGCAACCATATCTGGTGGTGCAGGTACTGGTGCTCGTATTCAGGTAGATGATATATCTGGTGGTGGTGTTGATGAAGTTATTGTTAATGTTGCTGGTACAGGATATGAAATAGGTGATACTGTAACATTTAGTTCAGGAACTGCTGAGGCGAAAGTATCTGTTGTTGGTGGTGGATTTGCACCTGAGACAGGAAGTGTTGATATTCATGTTGAATTAGAATCAGGAACAATTACAGGTAGTGGTTCTGGTGATTTATTATTAGAAGATTTTGCTGATGGAACAATTGGTAAATTTTTAGATTCTGCTTCACAGATGGTAGAGAACGAAATCAAGTTTGAATTAGAAAACGAAGTAGGTCATTTACTAAGTGAAGAAGATGATAACCAAGTTTCAGATACATTTTTTATTTTAAATCAAGAATCAAATCTAGATGTACCATATTCTATTGAAGATGATGAACATATTATTTTAGAAGATGTTGTATCTAGAGAAGGATATATTGGTGATAAAATAGTTCAAGAAAACGGATCAGGTAGTGGAGACATAACTGATATTCGCATGATTGCAAGTGGTGGTGGATATACTACTTTACCAACAGCAACAATTACAGTTGGTAATAGATTTATAGGATTAGAAAATGCTACTGAATTATTTGATCGTTACAGTAGAATTACTTTAGAACCTGTTAAACTAAATTACACAGTATTTGATGGTGTAGAGGATTTAAACTTCATATTGTTAAATGGAACTGATGGTTCATCATCCAATGCTGATGGTAAAGTTACTTTAGAAGATGGTAGTGGTAATATAGCAGAGGAGGTTAACGAAGCAATAGTATCTGTTGGAAATAAAATTATCTTTGAAGATAGTAGTGGTAACTTAGCAACAGAAAATATTTTTGAAGGAATACAAGGTAATATTCAATTTGAAACTGCTGCACAATCAATTGATGAAGCAACAAACATTCAAAACGAAGAAGAAGTCATTATAAATTTAGAAGAGGTAAGTGATACTGAAGGTGCTGGAAGAATTGAGTTAGAAGGTGGTGGTAGAATATTAAATGAAACTTTTGATGGTGCAAGTGCAACTGTAATACCTTACGGTGCTGAAATAGGTCGTGCAACATCATTGAATATTGTTGAACATGGTATTAATTTTACATCTGCCCCAACTTTATCTTTTCCACATTATGCTGTTCTTAAAACAGTTTCAGGTACCATAACTGAAGATGAAACATTTACAAGTAATATAAGTGGTGCAACTGGAACAGTTGTTGACTTTACAGCACCTCTTTTAAAATACACAGCGACTACAAGTTCATTAGAAGCAGAAGATACTGTTACATTCTCTGGTGGCGAAACTGCCATTGTGGTAAAATCAGATCCACTAACAGGAACATCAGCGATTGATACAAACATATTTACGAAAGGTAAATACATTAGTCAAGATGGTCATGTTTCTGAATTAACTAAAAAAATTCAAGATAGTTTATATTATCAAGATTTTTCTTATGTTGTAAAAGTATCAGAGGCGATAGATAAGTGGAGAGACGCTATTAAGAAAGCAGTTCACCCTTCTGGTTTTTATGTAACTGGAGAAGTGAATATCGCAACTAGATTAGACGCACAGGTTAGACAACCAGTTGGTGCTACATTATCACAAGGATTATTCTCTGGTACTGAAGATAGTCCTATCTACATGAGATTAAATACTCTATTCTCTACATTCTTTGGTAGAAGAACAGGCGTTGGATTAAAGTTTATGAGTAACAATGTTCAGTTAGATGGTAAAACATTACTATCATCAGCTGTTGCAAGAGCAGGTATTGCCGTAAATGTTTCAGACGACTTTGATGATCCAAATACAAATACAGAAAAAGAATTAAATTTACATCCTGAGACTACAATCGAAACTGAACAAAGAAGTAGAAATAGTTTTTATAGTTTAAATAGTTATAAAGTAAGAAATGTAGATGTGAGTAATGGTTTTGCATATGCAGGCCCAAGACAAAGAAATTTAAGAGCACCTTTTTCTAGATATGCTCATAATAACGGTATATTACTAGAGGGACATACAGAAACAGGCGATTCTAATATTAGATTAGAAAGTGAATCGGGTGTGATTACAAGTGAATTTGGTATATCTGCAAGTACAACAATAGCAGATTGGGCACAATTAAGATTTACAGGAACTTTGAATACAAGTGTTGACGGAGAAACTATGAGATTGCAAGATTTAGAGGGAACTAACAGTAATCTCAATCATAAAAATAATTTTGCGTTTCCTACAGACATCACCCAAGAGCCTTCGTAAACTCTTATAAATAATATGAAAGAACATTAAATTAATGGGAAATTAAAATGGCAGCAATAGTAACAAACAAATTTAGAATAAATAATGCCGAACAGTTCGTAGAATCTTTTAGTGAAACGGCTGCAACGACATACTATTTGTTCATAGGAAGAGCACACTCTTGGGCAACAGACGCTGATGTTCAAGGCAACTCAATTAACGAGGGAACAGACGCTTCTCCACCAACACCTAATGATGATGTAACATCAGAATTTTACAACTATGATGATATGTTAGGTGCAAAAATAATAACTTCAAGTGATGTATCACATTGTATACCACGAAGAAACTGGACAACAGGAACAACTTATGATATGTACGAACATAATATCAGTTCTTCTAATGCAGCGAATAGTGGTGCAACAAACTTATTTGATTCAACTTTCGTTGTAATGAACAGCTCTTTTGCTGTTTATAAAGTAATAGAAAATGATGGTGCAACTGCTTCAACAGTAAAACC